ACTACGGTAACGGCTACGGCGACGGCTACGGTAACGGCTACGGCTACGGTAACGGCTACGGCTACGGTAACGGCGACGGCTACGGTAACGGCTACGGCTACGGTAACGGCGACGGCTACGGTAACGGCTACGGCTACGGTAACGGCGACGGCTACGGTAACGGCGACGGTAACGGCGACGGGTGGTAATGATATCGGAGATGTTATGAGTACAGTGAACAGTATGAAAAAGATAGCGTTTTACACAAGCAACTATCATGACCAAGAATTAAGAAATTTATCAGTTGAAAAGAAGATACCTGTTAGTAGGTTAGTAGCTCTTGCAGTCGATAATGAAATGATGAGAGATAAACCGTTCGATTTTGAATCGGAATTAACTTATCCTATCTTTGGTGAATATGAAGAATATGCTTATGCAGATGAAGGTGGGAAACTTTTAACATTCATGAAGACCTTAAATAAAGGTGCAGGTTTAGACATGATTTTATTATGGAGATTTGAAATTGGTGTACCTGATAAGAATGCATTACTTACTGCATTTAGTGAAGCATTACATAACGGTATGATTGAAGCTTATAAGCCACCTCAAAGAGCTGGACGTTCACCATTTCCAGATGATTATTTTTATTATCGGATACCTGTTAAGAAAGGACATGAGACGGCCAGGAAGAGAAAAAATAGAGCTAGTGAATATGAACAATATTTAAAACTTAAGAAGAAGTTCGGGAGTGAAGCATGAAAGATAAATTAAAGTTAAGAGTTAACAGGTATGGTAAGAAATTACACTTGTACAATGCTAGTGAGAATAGAAAGACTACAATTAAGGAAGTCGCATTGTATGAAGGTGAAGTGCAATATGAACGTATGAATAAATGTTCACATGATGAGTTCACCGCAATCGTCAAAGAGTTGCGTAAATCTATTGATGAGAATATTGTAATGAAACATAACTTGAAGTATTGTCTATTACACTTAGAAAGATACGCTAATTACGACATTGACGAAGAAGAGTTAGCAGAAGTTGAAAGTTTAATTACCGATATTAAAAAGGCGTTGAAATGAAAGATGAAATAAATGTACCAAGAAAGATTGTAACGATTAAAGTCTCTGCTTATCCACAAGATGCTAGTAACGGATTAACTGTTCAATTCTATAACCTTACTGATAAATGTAAGAGTAGTTTTAAAGAAGTGAAGAAGTTATCAAAAGATAATCACATCGTATTTGAAAAAGTTAAAAGTTTAACAGAAGATGAATACGATAAGGTGATGGTGAACGTAAGGGAGAAGTTGAAATGTTAACTATTACATTACTAATATTAATCGTAATAAATTTAGCGATTTCTTTACTATTGTTAGCATCATTAGATTGTGTTCAAAGTAATATTTTAACGATTAATGAAGATATGAGAAAGCATTATCTTAAAGAGAGTGAAAAATGAGTATGCCATTACCTAACAAAGTTATTAACAGAGTTACAAGTAACGAGAAGATGAATGCTACAGAGCTGAAAGCTTTCATGGATTCTAACGGTATAAGTAATAAGGAACTTGCTGAAATATTCGGTGTAACTATACAAGCTGTGAACTTATGGTTATCAGCTCAAAGAGATTTCAGTGTAGTTAATAGTAGACTTGTAAGGTTGTTCATAAAGTATCCGAAGTTACTCAGGGAGTTTTGAAGCAAGTAAATGAATTGACTTTACGATAATAAAATGTACTCTTGGTTAATGAATCTTAATCAGGAGTACATTTGAAGAAATTAATTGCAGTCTTATCTTTATTTTTCACGGTATTTGTTTTAGCTAATAGCGGTCGAATGCCTGTTTCAAATACTCTTACAGATTTCATTCAAAAATTCCAACCTGTTTACATTTCTCTTTTGACTAATTTTTCCAGCAGTCCTAAAGTTTTTAGGATTGTTAAGTTCGGTTATAATTTAGATGTAGATGTAGGAAGTGTAGAACATATCTGGTCTACAGGTGGAGAGCAGATATGTTCTACCATAGGTGAGACAATCGAAATAGTGAGTGACAGTATCCAAGATAATGCTGGTGGTACAGGAGCGTCTTCAGTATTTGTAGATGGTTTAGATGAGAATGGTTTATATCTTATAGAATATTTAGATCTAAACGGGACGACACCTGTAACCACTTTAAATAAATTCATCTTCATTAATCGACTCGCTATAACAGCGGCAGGATCAAGTAGATCTAATGTGGGTACTATTTCAAGTGTTCAAAGTACGAGTAGAATAGCTACTGATATTATCGATCCTGATTTAGGTGTTTCTCAACATTTCAATTATAGAGTTCCTTATGATCGTCGATGTTATATTAACAAAGTTCTTCTTTCTACAGATAAGTTAAGTGGTGGTGCAACTCCAAGAGTGACGTTTGTGTTTAGACGGTATAATCCTCTTACTACAGTAGATTACGTGTTAAGGAGAGAGATAATCGACACAAGTGCAGAATCATCGAGAGAGTATAATGACTTTAAATCTGTAGCTTTAGAATCAGGTGAGATTTTCTACATTGAAGTTGAAACTACGACTAATGATACAGAAGTTCACGGTACTATAGATGTAACTTGTATGACTAATTTATAATTCTTTACCTTCGTTGTCGGTGATAATGAATACTTTACCACCGGCCTCGATATCTGGGTTTTCGATTGCTTTAAGTCTTTCACCCATGTGACCAGTGTAACTTAAGATTGATAACGCTCTATTAATTCTATCCTTGGAGATCTTATCAGTACTTGCCATGAAACGAGCTATGATAACCTCCTTATTAGGGTAACGTTTATCTGCACGTTCACTTCTCACATATGTAAAGATTCTTTCTACATCACCCATTTTGTTCTGTTCTTCTTTAACTTTTTGTTCAACTAAAGTTACTCTGGAAAATAAATAACCATCTCTAACGATGATGAAAGGTTTATTGTATATAGGAGATCCGTCACTGAACTTATTCACGTTGCACATCATTGCAGACTTACCTTCATCTAAAGTCATTCCCGTTAAGTCTTCGTATTCTTCATCAGGTAACGCTCTTAGTACTCTCGAAACCCTGGCATGTGAAGGTAGACCTGTACCACCACGTCCAGCGAATTGAGACATGTCCTTATTAGTCGATGATGATTTACCCATGTGATTAATTACTTCAACGCAAGCGTTAGATTTTTCTACAAGTGCGCCTAAGAATTTAGAGACTGCTTTAGCCATGTCATTGAGTGCTGATTCAGATCCCCAGAATGATGAGATAGGATCGAACACAATTAATTTAGGTTTTAAATCTTCTATGGCCTGGAGAACTTTTTCGAGTGCTTCATTATTAACGTTAATGAAACCTTGTTTTGTTTTATCGATTAGACATAGATCACTATCTTTTTTCACAAGTATAGAATCCATAACCTTTCTAACTTTCTTATCGTTCTCTGGAGTACCGTCTAAAAGTTTCATTTGCTTTAAGATCGCACCGATCATTGCACCTAACTTCTCTTTGGTATCTTCTCCAGTGATGAACAGTGTTCTACCTTGAATCTTATTTTCAAAACCAAGAAAGTCAGAACCTAAAGCAAGTGCAATGGCTTCATTTAATTTTAAAGTTGTTTTACCTGTACCACCATCTGCAGTTGTGATGTGAATATCTTCAGTAGACCAATCTTTAAATAATTGTGGCTTTCTTAATTTACTCATATTTGTCAAGTCATACTTCCTGAAAAATGAAGGAGTCCAACGTTCATTGACTTCCTGTTCCGTTTCAGGAATTGTTAATTCAGGTTCAAGATTACCGAATGGACACGTAAATGGATTCTTACCGCCTCCTTCAAAACCTGACTTGATAGTAGCCTTAGCTTCATAATCGGGCTTACCTCTATCCTTAGCTGCCTTAAACAACTCATTATGAGCGTGATCTTTATCGATACTATTAGATGCTAATAATTGTCCGACACGGTATGCTTCGACATTGAGGACATTGTTAGATTCTCCCTCCGGTGCGTTGCGTATATTTTCACATGCTTCTTTTAATATTTCTTGAGCAATTGTAGGATCGATTGAAATGATATCTTCAGCATTAACTTCAGTTTTTTTATTTGTAATGGCCTGTTGAATTAACCAATCAGGAGCTTCAGCAATTGGAGTACTATCAACTCCGTAATGAATAATGTAACCATTCTCTCCGCGAATATCCAGACCGTGATCAAAACCTACTTTATTACCATAAGTATTCCCGTCATTAGGATATTTGAAAATGTAATGAACACCACCTGACATTGTACGTTGAGACATTGTTAAAGGAACGTGATAGTTCTTTATAGTTTCAAGTCCACCCCCTTTAACATCAACATCAAGAACTAATAAGCCGTTAACAGTTCCGGTAGGTATTCCATAGAATTTTAATTGAGGGTATTGTACGACCCAGGTGTTCGTTATATTTACATCGTTACTACAATTCTCTTTCCAGTTGAAATCCTTTACAGGAACCTTTCGACCATCGTGAGTTAATGTAGCTGGGAAAATTTTAAACATAGTTTATCTCTTGTCATCTCTTGTTTATAAAAACTCACCGGAAGCTGAAGAGATACAGTTTTCGATAAAGAGATCAACCTTTATCTATCCGATGAGTGAGCGATTAGTTTCGCAGTATTGTTTTGATTTTGTCAACTCCGTTAGCGAAGCCTGCGAAACCTCCCATAGACACTACCCAGTTAATAAAATTACTTTGTGCAGTTTCACGCTTGTCGAATTTCTTATTAGGATTCCACGCTTCTTTCTTAACTTCTACTGCAGTAAATACACCAAGAGTTTGTCCTACCATTTCAGGAGTGATTACAACTTTAGTGATTCCTATCAAGTCAGAGCTTGCTATTCTATCTTGGTGTTTTTTAGATATGTTACCTAAACCGTAGCGAACTACACGACCTGTCTCATCTTTAGCAGCACCGCAATTGTTTCTCATTAGGTTGCACCCATGATACATAGCTTGAGTTTGTATTTCAGCTTGTACTTCATTTTCATCTTTCATTATTTGAACCCTTTCATTATTTTATTATAAGTCTTCCTACTCATGAAATACCAAGATACAGAGACATAATAACGAAATCTCTTATTTTCTGTAACGATTTTCTTAGCGTATTTATTGCGAATAACTTTATTTTCTATAGGACATATAGAATGAGTTTCACTTGTTACGTTTTCATTCCTTAACATGCGATGGCGACATAAACCCATCACTTGAATTAACTCTTCATTCGATAAATCAAATAACGAACTTTTTACGTTTTCAACTCTTTCACTTAATTTCATTTTACACTGTCCTTCAACTCACTTAAGTAAATCTCATTCACTTTACATTTAACGCAATCTTCCCTTTCAGTGCAGAATAATTTCTGATCATTTACATACGTTCCGTCATGATCGAAACACTCGTACATTAAATTGTTCTGCTTTTTTAAGTTTTCTATTTCTTTCCTTAATTCTTCAATGCGTTTACTTGCTATAATGTAAGCTCCCTTAAATATCTTTAACTTATTTTTCTGACTCATTTAAAAATACTCCTGAAGAAATCTCCGATAATGTGATAAAATATAATACATAGGACTAATACGAATGCTAATGCGTATGTGATGACTATGAATCCTGATACTAATATTAAAAACTTAATCACCTAAAGCTCCTTTGAAAAATTTAACAATGAAATACACAGCTCCTAACCATAGTATACTATAACAAATCATTTCTTCACTCATTTCAATCTCTCTTTTAATTTAGCTTTAAATTCTTCTAAAGTTTTTACACCTTTAGTTTTTAGAACATCTTCAATTCTAGTTCGTTTAATGTTTTTACTGAAACAAGCGCAAATCCATAAACCACTCTTATTAAAGTCCCAAGAATCCGGTTCAATACCGTTACATATATTGCAACTAGCTTTACACTTGCTCACGATTAAATCCTCTTAAAAGATCCTTGCATTTACTGCATGTAACTTCATCGATCTTACTAGTTTTAGTTGATTTATTAGTCGTCGTATTACACGACATGTTTTCATTGTGAACTCTAACGTTAGGTTTAGATGAGTATTTAATGTTACATTTCCATACTTGATTATTATTGAAACGTTTTGATAACAGTGTTCCATCTTCTAATACTATAGTTATTAATTTAGCGTGATCATAAGGACTTGTCTTGTGACTGAAAGGGATAATTTTAACACTATATTTAATAACATTAAATCCGAATTTGTCTTTAAACATTTTGAACATGTATTCACTGTTACTATCATCTTGATAAGTTCCTAATAATCTCCATTGTGAAATTAATTTCGAATCATTTAAGCTAAGAAAGAAATCGGAATCATGTTTATCGTAACGTTTATATTTATCGACATGTCGATATGCTTTGAGATCGTTCATTTACTTACCTTTACCTTCAACATATTTTTTAAGATCCTCTACATGTTTTAAAATCAACTCAGCTTTTTTCATTCCCATGTTCACAAGAGGTTTAAAATTCTTATTCCCTTCTTTATCGAACTCGTAAATACTAAACATTGGTTTACTGTTAAAATCATTAGGTAAAACTTTAGTTTCATTACTCACTTTTTCTTCTCCTTATTTAAAATACGTACTTTTCCATTTCCGCTTTAGGTAATCCTAACATCTCAGTGATAGTCATGGAATTTTCTATATAAAATCTTTTATGTATCTGCCTATCTGTATAACCGTACCTAGTCTTCATCATCCCTGCCCAACTAGCTATACGTTCAGATAATTCTCTTTGAGCTTCAATCCTTTCTCTTTGGTTCTTCATCGCTCTTAACCCTGCATTTCCATTGACAGCTTTACTTACTCTTTCAGCTAAGTGACCCGGATCTTCTAACATTGTTTGACGTTCGAGTTCTCTAATAGTCTCAGGATCGATTAAAAATAAATCACCATCAACCATCTCAGGAGGTACACGTCCTCCACCTTCACTACTACCTCTAGTAGCCTTAAAAGGTTCTTCACCACACCAAGGACACTCTGTTAACGATCTGTCGTAAGGAGCATTACATGCGATATTAGAACATACTCTTAGAAAGTTTAATTTTTTATTTGTCTTTTTAATTCTGTCTAAAGTCCATTCTCTAATGTTACAAGGAAGACCATGCTCTTGAACATTACCTACATGATCGATTAAAATCATATGAGGTTTACCTTCAGCAAGTCTTAAACCGCGTCCTACCATCTGAAGATATTTACCTAATGATTTAGTAGGACGCGCCATGATTACACATTCAATTCCAGGAACGTCTAAACCTTCGTCAAATAAATCAACATTGATTAAAACTCTTATCTTCTTATTAGCGAAATCAACTAAACTATCAAGTCTCTCTTTATCGTTAGTACAACCGTTGAGTTCCTTAGCTGTAATACCTCTATCGTTAAACTGCTTTTCCATTTTCTTAGCAGTTGTAATATCTGAAGCGAATAGAATTGCCTGCTTATTGTTAGCGTGTTTAATGTAATTATCAACAACATCGCCGACAATCTTAGATTGACTAGAAGCTTCCATCATAGCTTTCTTAGAGTAGTCAGACTTATCGGAACCTTTCTTTAAGTATTGATGATAATCAGAAGCAGGTATTGCGATTTTATATTTAGATAGAAAACCTTGTTCAATCATCCAACGTGTAGGTGGACCTTGAACCATAGTATCGAATACACCATCAACATGAGAACCTAAACCTTTTCGATCAAGTCTCTCAGGTGTAGCAGTAACTCCAAGTCCACGAGCATTAGGGAAATAAGAAATGGCCTTACCCCATTTATTCTCTCTAAGAACATGAGCAGCTTCGTCAGTAATCCATTGTCTAATGCCTAAGCACCAATCTTTATAAATATCGTAACGAGCGTTTAAAGTATCTACAGAAATTACGGTTACTTTAGCGTTCGCATCGTAAAATTGTTGACCAAACATTCTACGTTCAGCAGCAATGATTCCTCGTATGTCTTTTCGAGATGCGATGATATTATGAGGAATTCCTTCTTCAGCTAATGTCAGACAAATTTGCTGAACTAACTCTTTTCTATGCACTTGAATAGCAGTCGGAATAGGAATTTGTTGATTGACTACAGTATCTATAACTATTGAACAGAACGTTTTAGTTTTCCCACCACCTGTAGGAAGAATCATTAAGACGTTTTTATAATGGTTAGCCCACGCGTTATAGACTTCATGTTTTATTTTTTCTTGGTAAGGTCTGAGTTTTATCATGAAGATACAATAAAATTAAAGCTTGACATTTGTAAAGGATTTATTTATTTATTTATTTCTCAAAATAATAATCAATAGTTAACCAAGGAGAAGAAATGTATTGTGTAACTATTAAAGGAAGAAATTTAGCAGAGCTTAAGAAAGCTGTGTCAGACATTAACGATGAGTTACATCAAGGTAAACTTAAAGGTAATGTTCAAAAGAAGATGGAAGGACTTGCTGAAGAAGTAGTCGCAGAAACTAAACTGGTTAGAGAACCTTTTACACAAACTTCAGGTAGAGCTGAATGTGAAGCACCTGTTAACAGTGCAAGTGAAGTGATTGAAAATACTCTCACTCGACCTGCAGTGAAAGAAGTTGCACTTAACACTGAATTAGACACCGAAGGTATTCCATGGGATGCACGTATTCACACGAAAGCTAAAACTAAAGTTGCAGCAGGAACGTGGAAGTTAATTAGAGGAGTTGATAAAGCTTTAGTAGTTCAAGTAAAAGCTGAACATGCAAGTAATGCACTAAACCCTCCAGTAGTAGTTCAAGCACCTGCTACTCCTGTTCAAGCAGCTCCAGTAGTTCAAGCACCTGCTACTCCTGTTCAAGCAGCTCCAGTAGTTCAAGCACCTGCTACTCCTGTTCCTACAATGCCTACAGGCGGTCATACAGTTGAAAGTTTTTCTATCAATTTTCCAATGGTTTTCAGTGGACTAATCGGAGAAGGTAAAATTACTCAAGATTATGTTAATCAACTTAAAACTTATTTCAATGTTGATGAGATTTGGAACATTGATGAAGAACAAAAAATTCAAGTATACGATCAGTTCGTAAATCTTGGACTTATCACAAAGGTTGAGTAATGCACGTTAGATGCTCAGGACTTGCTAGACCTATGGTTTGTGCAGGTTACGTTTTCTTAAAAGATCTTCCAGACTCTGGAACTAATGCTGCCGCTGAAGCAGGTACTGCAGCAGGTGAACATCTTGAGAGAATGTTACTGAAAAAACCTTTAATCGATACGGCCAGTAACGGAGTTTATATTGATGAAGATATGAAATTCCACACTAATGTAGTCTACCAAGATATAATTAGTAGAGCTGCTGAACCTGTTTTATGTGAAGAGAGAATCGACTGGCAGACAACTTCAGGAATCTGGATTAAAGGTCAGTACGACGCTGCTTTCGTAGACAAGGAAGGTACTCTTTGCATTGAAGATTTAAAGTACGGTTGGGGAATAGTTGAAGTTAAAGAAAATTGGCAACTACTCGGTTATGCAATAGGTGAAGTAATTCGTAGAAAAAGAGCGTTTGAGAAAATCTCTTTAAAGATTCATCAACCTAGACCACATCATGAAGATGGTCCAACTCGCGAATGGGTTTTAACTTATACTGAATTATTAGAGTATAAAGATAAAATCGAAACTCGTATGCAAAACATTATGAACGGTGAAAAAGATTTTCAAACAAGCAGTAAATGTAAGTACTGTCCGGGTGCTGCTGAAGCTTGCACAGCTTTTAACCGTTTATTTTACAGAGCTTTAGAAGTGACTACTGAATTTCACCAAGATAGTATTTCTGATGATGAACTTTCTAGACAGCTTGATCACATTAAGAGAGCTGAAGAAGTTATCAAAATTAAGAAAGATTCCTTGGTAGAGTTAGGGACTCAAAGAATCAAGCAAGGTAAAATCATTCCGAACTATGTTCAAACTGAGAAGTACGGTAACAGAACATGGAAGAAAGGTGTCACACCTCAATCTATTCAAATGATGACAGGTAAAGACGTTATGAAGAAAACTGTAATGTCACCTGCAGAAGTTGAGAAGATTGGAATCTCAAGAAACTTAGTTAAACATCTTGCTGAAAAAAGATTCACTGGAGTAACGTTAAAGAAAACTGACACTAGTGAAATGGGTAATAAAATTTTCGGTAATATTAATCCTTTAGGAGGAAATTAAAAATGAATGATTCAATAAAGAAGAAAGTTACAAAGAAGAAAGTTGCAAAGAAGAAAGTTGCAAAGAAGAAAGTTGCAAAGAAGAAAGTTGCAAAGAAGAAAGTTGCAAAGAAGATATTAACCGATGAGGAGCGTTTCCTTATTCTTGATTCTGAGTTTAAAGCTTTCTGTGATAAACATCAAATTAAAGCAATCATGTTCGGTGCTAGTAATACTCTTCAGTGTAATTTACAGTTAACATCTAAAAACTTAGCTACGTTCGAGCGTGCAGGCCTAGTTGAAATTAACAAATAATAATAAGGAAATTAAAATGACAACACAAAGTAACGGAAACAATTTAGTAGTGCAAGGTCGTATAGTTTGGATTACAGGTGAAAGCTTATTCGAAGGTAAGCAGAAAACTGATTTCAATACTAACGCTCCTGTATTCGGTAACGACGGTAATCCTGTTGTAGAGTACGGTTTCGGAATCGCTATCCCTAAGATCGATCCAGCTACAGGACAAAACTCAGCAGAGTATGTAAAAGTTTATCAAGCGTTACACGCTGAAGCTTTAACACTTTATCCAGGTGGACAGTTACCTCCAGGTTTCGCAATGAAATATAAAGACGGTGATTCTGTAGATCATAACGGCAAGTCTTTTAGTGAACGTGAAGGGTATGCAGGTCATATCGTTTTAAGTTGTACTACACAAATTCCGATTAAGTTTTTCAAATTTGAAGGTGGTAATAACATCTTGGTAAATGACGGGATTAAGAACGGTGATTACGTTAATGTTCAACTTAACATTAAAGCTCATCCTGCAAAAGGACAAGGGAAGCCGGGACTATATTTAAATCCTTCAGCGGTTCAACTTATTCAAGCAGGTCAAGAAATCATTAAGACACCAAGTGGAGATGCAATTTTCGGTCAAGCTGCTCCAGCTTACTCAGGACAAGTAGTAGCTGATACAGCTCCTACGATGCCTAACGTAGCTCACGCTCCAGCTGCACCTGCAATGCCCGGTCAAGCTCCGGCTGCTCCTGTAGCACCTGTAGCACCTGCACCTCATTATGACGTGTTACCTGCAGGACATCAACCTCAAGCTCCTGTTGCTCCGGCTGCACCTGTAATGCCCGGTCAAGCTCCGGCTGCACCTGTAATGCCCGGTCAAGCTCCGGCTGCACCTGTAATGCCTGTAATGCCCGGTCAAGCTCCTGTAGCTCACGCTCCGGCTGCACCTGTAATGCCTGTAATGCCTCAATAGAGAAAGCAGAGACCTGAGTATGTCTAATGAAAAAACTGCTCACCTTAATTTAAAAAAAACGAGAAGAGAATGAGCCGTTACTACACATACGATTTAGAAGTTTACCCTAATATCTTTACGTTTTGCGGAAAGTTTAAAGGATCTGAAGAAGTTCAATTATTTGAAATTTCTGATCGTAAAAATCAACTTCAAGAACTCGTTACGTTTATATCGTACCTAAGAAACGTAGGTGCGGAAATGGTAGGTTTTAATAACTTAGGTTATGACTACTTTCTCATACATCAAATAATGAATAACCCTTACAACTTTACTTACGAAACTGCTTATAATTTATCGCAGAGAATTTTCCAATCTCAGTATGGCGGAAAAAGAATGAGAGGTATCGGACCATCTAATAGAGTCGTACCACAGATTGACATGATGAAAGTGTGTCACTTTGACAATAAAGCTAAGATGACAAGTTTAAAAGCCTTGCAGTTCGCTATGAGATCTGAATCCTTAGAAGATTTACCGTTTGATATCAGAGCTTTAAATGACCAAGAGAAAGACACGCTTTGCTCTTATAACGTTCATGATGTTACTGAGACTGAAAAGTTCTTCTTAAAGAATGAACATCTTATCGACATGAGAAGAGAATATATAACAAACGGTACATTACTAGGAGATGTTTTAAATTATAACGACACTAAGATCGGTGCTGAGTATATGATTTCCAGATTAGGAAAAGGTAAATGCTACTCAGGTGGAAAACCTCGTCAAACATTTAGAGAGTCAGTTGAGTTCCGTAAGATTATTCTACCTAAGATAAAATTCAGAACAGAACCTTTTCAAGAAGTGCTTTCTTGGTTCATGCAACAAACGTTTTATGTAGCAGGTGGTACACGTCCTAAATTAGAAAAACATTTAGCTGGCCTGGAGTTTCATTTCGGACTAGGTGGAGTTCACGCTTCAGCAGATAACAAAATATTTCACACTACTGACACTCATCAAATTATTGACATCGATGTTGCCAGTATGTATCCGGCCGTAGCGATTGTTAATAGAATCGCGCCTGAACATTTAGGTGAAAGTTTCGTAACAGCGTATAGACAAATTAGAGATGACCGTATGAGATACGCTAAAGGTACTTCCCAAAACGGTATGCTTAAGCTTGCGCTTAACGGGACGTACGGTAATTCGAATAATACTTTCTCACCTTTCTATGATCCTCGATATACTTACTCAGTTACAGTCAATGGTCAGTTGCAATTATTACAGTTAGCGGAGATGATCGACTTGATTCCTGATTGCGAAATTATTCAAGTCAATACTGATGGTATTACAGTTAGACTTAATAATGAGTATAAATATCTTTTCGACTTGTGGTGTGGTGAATGGGAGAGAGAAACAGGACTTGTACTTGAAGAAGTTTTATATAATCGCATGTGGATCAGAGACGTTAATAATTATATTTCTGAAACAATGGACGGAAAATTAAAACGTAAAGGTGCGTATTGGTATCCTACGAATGATAAAGAGTATGAAGGGTGGTGGAACAAAGACTTTTCTAATTTAGCATCTAAGAAAGCCACCGAGAAAGTATTAACTGATTCTTGGCCAGTGGAAGCTGCTATAAGACTTGTGACAGATCCTTTCGACTTCATGCTTAGATATAAATGTCCTAAAGCCTCTAATCTTTACATAGGAAATGAGAAGCAGCTTAAGACTGTTAGGTATTATGTATCGACTGCAGGTCAACCGATGAAGAAGATTTCACCACCTAAAGGTGAAGAAGGACAGTATAAACGTAAGAACAAATTAACAGATAAGTTCTTCGATCAAGTCATGAGTGAAATCGGTAAAGATAAATGGGACGAACGTATACATACCAAGAATAAAAGTAAGTATGCAATTAGAGAGTCGTCTATTCAGTCAGGGTGGAAAGTCAAGCAATGTAACGTAGCTAGTGACTTCAATTGGAACGATGTTGACTGGAACTATTACATAGAAGAATCGAAGAAGAATATCATAGGGAGTAAATAAATGAATGTTTTCAGTGAGAGAGAACAAAAGGTAATCGATATCATAGGTCGCAAGAAGCTGACTTACACTGATATAGGAGTAGAACTTTATAAGAATCAATCCAAACCTTTAGATTGTACTATTACAGTAGGTAATTGTGTAAGTAGAATTATAAAGAAGTGTACTTATTATAAATTAGATTGGACTCTTACAAAACGTAGAGAGAACAAAAGATTATACATTAAAAAGGAGAAGAAATGAAAAGATTTATGATTGACATTGAAACGACAGGTGTAAATAGAGAGACCGATGACATTATCGAAATCGCTATTGTTGAGATGGTTCCCATCGATGAAATGCGTCCTAAAGTGTACAGAGCAGGTGAGCAGTATCACAGAGTGCTTCACACTGATAAACGTCCAGAAGGTAAGTTCGCTATTGAAAACATGAGCGAGCTTTACGATAAGGCTAACTTGGTAAACGAGAGGTTAACACCTGAAGAGATCAGAGAAGAGATTAATAAGTTCCTCTACAGTTGCGGAGGTGAAGGTGCGAAAAATACTCAGCTTGTAGGATTCAACGCAGGTATTTTCGATGTTCAGTTCATGTTCGATAAAGGTTACTTGATTCCTTCCGGGTACGATGAAGAGAATAATCTTACTGGAGATGTTCACTATAGGATTTACGACATGACAGGTGTTATTGAAGGACTTAGTGATTCTTACGGACTACCAAGGAAAGTGATTCAAGGTATGGCGAAACATTCTACGCCTTATAAACTTCCTTTACCTGAAGGAAAAGATCACGACGCTTTATACGATTGTTACAAGCAGATCAATCTACTTAATGGACTAAACGCAGTTCGTACAATTTTAAAATAGGAGAAGAACATGATTAATTCGATTAAACATTTAACAGAGATCAACGGTAAGAAGATGTGTGTAATGGACGAGCTTAGAGAGAAGTTCCCTGAGAAGTTTAACGAGTCAGGAGCTATGGACTACAAGTGGTTCGAGTCTGAAATTAGACCTAACTTTAACATCTTTGTTCGTCACGATGTAGATTCAATTTCTTTTAATATGTTAACTAAACCTGCTTCAGAAGGTGGAGACCTTAACAGATGTCAATGGTCAGACTTAGTTGATCTTGGTCTTGAGCAGCTTAAGTATTTTAACAGGAAATTTCCATGTAGAGAAAATGCTATAGCAATTACCAAGATAGAAGAAGGTCTTATGTGGAACGATAAGAGGACCGCAGATCGTAAAGCTAGAAACGTGGAGGGAATAAATGTCAAATAACGTAATAGATATTAAAAGCTTTTCTAATGAAGAGTTATTAAAAGAAGTTGAAAACCGTATGAGGTTGAACAACGGTGTAGGAGTTTTAGCTCCTACACCTAGTGTTCCACCACCTGTAATCACTCCGTACTATATCATGTGTAGAATGGTAGCGAATGGTTGGGCGGAAAATAGAAAGAAAGGTGAGACTGATCCTCGCATTAAAAAGATGTGGGAATATATAGGTTACCCTGAACTTGACGATGATGATTCATATTGTGCAGCTACTGTGAATGCCTGTTTAAAACTCGCAGGATATGAGATGTCAGAGAAAGTTCCGGTAGCTAGATCGTTCGAGACTTATGGTAGAGCAGTTAACAATGTCTTTAGCTGGAAGAAAGGTGATATCATCGTGTTTAAACACGGCAATAGTTCATGGCAAGGACATGTAGGTTTTCTAACTGATTTCTCTCCTGACAATTTCTTGGTCACTGGCGGGAATCAAAACGATAAGATGTGTACTAAGAAATATCCTAGAAGTGAACACGCACGTTTACAGGTTACAACCCTTAGAAGAATTACTGACATGAATAAAGTTGGTGAACCAGATTTACAAACGTTAAGAGAGTGGGAGTTAATATAATGTTAAACGCTAAAATTTTAAATGACATGTCTAAGAAGATTTTCAGTAACAACGTAGATGTTGGTTGGTGGACTCTTGATGATATTACTTGTAATTCTAAAGACAAAAGGTCAGGAAAATATACCAAGGAAGCTGCGACATTAATTGCTTCAAAATTATGTCTATGTCACAGTGAACTTTCAGAGGCCTTAGAAGGTATGAGAAAAGGTTTAAAAGACGATCATCTACCTACTAGAGACATGGTAGAAGTGGAGCTTGCTGATACTATTATCAGGATCTTAGATCTTGCAGGTTACATGAATCTTGATATAGGTGGTGCGGTTGAAGAAAAATTTCTTTACAATCAATCTAGATCAGATCATAAATTAAGTAACAGAGACTCTGCAGGTGGGAAAACTATTTAGTTAACTCATCGGAAGGAAGGAGAAGACGTTATGAACCTTCTCCTTTTTTTTTACAACTTCGAACAAATACTTCTATCTTCATTCACTAGCTTCTCAACACTCTTATACATATTCTCACATGACTTCAGATATTCAGCTTCTTTTCTAATTAATGGTCCGAAATGTCTCATTTGTGAACGAATCAAAACAGAACCCCACTCTACAGCGAATGCAGGGCAGTTCTTAGAGAGCTTCTGGTAGACTGTACCTTCGCCATTACCCCATGTTTTAGCGTCGTGAGATCTGCAATTAACCCCTTTAGAAAACGTTTCTAGGAGACATGACTTCTTACCTGTCTTGTATTCTTCGTAAATACGGCTGAATTCTTGGTGATTGAACACTCTTGATACGTATGCGACCTGGAAAAGTCCTGCTTCGGCATTTGAAGCTTTTACCCAATTAGCTGAACGATCACGTCCCGTACAATGTTTGCCTGAAGACTCACGCATTCCTAAACCGTGAAGGATTGTAAACGTTGAAAGTTCTCCGGCCTGGAGATTATACCAAGAAAGAACATCTTTCCTTGAATCGTAATAACCTGAAGACTTTATAAATTCACTTCCCATTCCGCACAATTGCCTAGCATACATTTTAACCATTCCACGAACGTAAGACTTAGGTGCAACACTTCTGTTTTTAAATTTATATCTAGCACATAGTGAAGTATCTGCTATCTCAGTTAGACTCGTCGAAGTCTCAATCACTTCCGGCCCAGGTAATACAACTTCAGGAATCTTTTTAGTAGTGCAGGAGACTGCAATACACATTAACATTATTAAAATAAATCTCATATATAATCCTTAGTTAAAAAAAAAAAGCCCCACGAAATTGCAGGGCTTAATATTATTTTCAATTTTTGTGATGCTTAAAGATCAATTGCAGAGCAGAGATCTTTACCTACCTTTTCAAGCTTGACAGCTCCGATGTTTCTTAAACATGCGTACTTACCTGAGTCGTCTCTGATGAGAACCGGAAAGACTTGTTCAACTACCATTCCACATAAGACAGGCACTAAAGAACTAACTGTTGAAGACGCTGTAAGACTTGCTCCTACTACAGGTGCAGGTTTCACTTTTAGAAAGTCTGCTAGTTTACTGTAAACCTTTTCTCCAATCATAGAAGATTCAGCTTTACAATCAACACCTGAAATCGAAACACCGTCAAACGCTTCGTTAAGTTCTTTCTCTACTGCTACTTGAACTTTTTCAGCTACTTTGACTTTAACATCGTTAACTTTTGTACTTGAACAAGATGTGAACATCATGCTCGTTAAAAATAAAATACCTAAACAGGCGATTACTTTTCTCATCTAAGAACTCCTTCGTTGATGATTTTGTTAAAAAATATATTGTATTTTCTCATACATTGAATGTCACCCCATTTGCAGAATAAATTTTTATTTCTACATTCTGACTTCTTCTTACCGAAAATAGTTCTACGATAGCGACATTCTTGGTCTACATAACACATTCCTTTCTCGTTGAGTTCAGGACCATGTAATTCCTCTCTACAAAAATGCCAGGCCTTTTCATTTGAAGGTACACTTACAGTTCTCCAATCGCTCCATTCACCTGAGAAAGATGCACATGAGCTGACCAAGAACATTAATATGAAACTTAACTTAAGCATTTGAACCTACCTTTGCGATCATGTCTGAAATACTCGTAGAGAACTCTTTAGCGTAAGCTTCTGTAAAGTTATCTAACTTCTTTTGCGCCGTCGCTATACGAGCATCGTTATAGTGAGGATACGTAGCAGCTTTCTCGTGATCTAAATCATTCTTAAGATCGTGCAACTTCTTAGAGAAGTACCTACGTCTTTCATCTGTAAAAATTTCTGTACCTTTTAAAAGAATTCCTAAAATTGTTTCAGTCATTTCAGACCTCCTAAAGGTTTATCAGTAACAACTCTCAGTAGACCGAAGATAAACCCTACCAACCCCATAACTTCTTTAGGGTTGTTCTCAACTAGTTCTTTAGCTTCAGGTATTGCTGATGAAATTACTGCAGTTAAAATTGCAGCCCACATCGTTTTAGATTTGTAAAATGTTTTCATAATGTCTTCTCCTACTTTATGAATTTATGCTTGAACATTTCAAAAGCTACTATAAAAATTGCAACATAGCTAGTCACCTTGACTTTGAAATGATTCAATGACTTAACTTCCTTTCTAAGTTCTCGAATTTCGTATAGAACAATTTCTTTAAAATCTGAATCATCACTCATTTTAAATCCCGTGTTTTGTGATAAAACTTAGAAGATCATTTCTCATCTCTTCAGTAGCTAACACTCCGTCAGGTTCCATAAGAATGACCGCTTTCTTAAATTTCCCAGGTCTCCAATCAGCAAGCGCAGTGAACACGTCTAAGTATTTCACTTTCTGTTCATCTTTCTGCTCACCTGTAAGTCTGAGTTTAATATTATGTTTCATTACGATCTTAACACAACCAAGACAAAGATCTACTAACATATCAGCTAACGCATCTTCTTGGTCTTTTACAGCTTGAAGCTCTTGAGAGGTTAAGAACTCTTGATAAGATAACTCTAAGATAATTAAAGTCGATTCATCTTTCTCAGCTAGAATCCTTTTAACTTCTATAGCAGGGTTAGAAATAATCATATCAGCTTCATGAAACGCACCTCTAAGGTCTTTAATAGCGTCGAGTCTGTTTCTCATATCGACTTTAATTAAACGGTCGTTTTCCCAGCTCTCTAACTCTTCCTTGTAGATTAAAAACTCAGCTTGTAATTCTTCAGTAGTCGCTTCGTCTTTGTTCAATCTCAAAAGAAGAATAGATTCTTCAACATCTTCGAATTTTAAATTTTGAATTTCTTGTAAAGTCATTTTTAATTACCTTGTTTTTACGATTCTAACTTGAGCGTAAACTTCATCTACTGCGAAGTTTGAAGCTTCTCCGAATCCGTTACCTGCTCTTGTCACTGAACCTCTATGTTGAAGTTCAAAAGTAGTATCCTTAGTAAGTACGATAGTACCTGTAACAAACGCTTTATCCATCACACCTGTATTACTATTGAAGTTAGATAGACCTATTAACTCAGTAGGAAATACAGTATCTGTCACATTGTAAAACGCAATCTTATGTTGAACTACAGCATATGCAATTCCGAAACCTTCCATATTATATTCTCCAGGTCCGAGAACAAATTGATTAGATGTTAAACTTTTAACAATACCTGAAGGATCCTGAAGAGTATTCAAGTCTCTCGTTTGCCAAGAACCTGCAGTGAAAGTCCCACCTCCAGTACCTGCAGCTTTAACGTCTTTAATGACTGCTGTGTGATGTACCGGAACTGCTACTATAGAATCTAAACCTGCTTTAGAGATTGTGAAAGTTGAAACACCTGTTAAACCTCCTACAGCTCCGTCAGTGTGTGCTCTGATAACATCACCTTCTTTAAGAGGTATCTGAACCGATACACAACCACTCCATCCTGAACTAGTAGGTGTTTCGACACCTATTCTATCATCGTTATTAATTAACGTGATAGCAGTAGTTAACTGAGTGCTATTGAGACTGATTCCCATGTTCATAGCTGAACCAGCATTGTCAGAATAACTGATGTAATATAACCCTTTCTTATTAATCGTGAATTCTCCGCCATCGGTTGCACTATCGGAATAAGTGATAGCTGAACCTAAGTTACTTACAATATTTGAGAATCTTCTAATTTTATTATTAACTGAACCGTAACCGTTAGAAGTGTTCACTCTAACTACAGAGTCGGAACTGTTCTGATTAATATACGCTAAAACAGTGTCACTCTTGGCAGTTGCAACGAAATTTACATAGACGTTAGCGGCTAACGATATTACTGTTCCTCCCGGTCCTGATTCAGGTGAAGTAGTATATACGCAAGGTGAAATGATGTCGTCTTTTTTAAGTTGAATATTCAATCCGCAAGTAGAGTAATTACCTCCACCCGATCCGAAACTATTCCCAGGTCTAACTAACGAATCGTTGATGTAAAAACCTATAGCTTGATTAGTGTTAACCGGACTGCTGATATTACCTCTTACTATACAATCTCTTGTTACTCTAAAGTAAGTACGAGTATTACCTACATCATCGACTGCTTCTAACAAAGTGTGACCTTTATTAGTTATCGTAGCAGTAGCTAAGTTAAATCTTAATTCTCCAGTTCGATCTAATAAAGCGTTAGTTGATTGATTAATTGAATAATTTTGCTCATCTAAAAACGAACGATACTGATAAAGGTTCGTAGTGAACTCTATATCATCCAAGAGAAATGACTCTGTATCAACTGGAGCGACTCTCATATGGAAACCGTAACTTATAGATAAAGTTGAAGCAGGTATGAAAATACTGAAGGAATAAAAAGTCTTATCGAACCCACCGTTAAGAACATGTTTACCTGACGTATCTAATTTTTTATTATTAGTGTTATCCCAAACTACAAATTCTGCATCAGTACTGAAAGCACTCATGTCGGCCCACAAATTGACCGCTACTTCTTCACCTCTAATTTTAGGATCTAAAGTAACTGTTTCAACATCAAACCAATCGTCAGTAGATGCAGCACCTGCTGTGTACTTAGCAGATCTTCCTTTTGAAATAGGATTAACTGTTTCGTCAGCTAACGTTCCGCCGAATACACCTGCAGTTTTATAAATGGCGTTCTGACCACTTGTGAATAATGCTGTCGATAGACCTTCGAAACCTTGACTATGAAAAGTATCTAGGTGTTTCGTCTCACCTGATAACTCAACCCAATTACCGGGAGTGAACGTGACATCAGTGTTAGCAATTACACATTTGTAAATTTTACTGTCTGCAGGTAAATGTACAACATCTCCGATAACGTAAGAAGTTGCCGAAGTCCATTCGTTAAGGCCTCCGCCTCCGCCGCCTACTTCAGCCCAATCACCATCTGTAATACCACCTTTGAGCTGGTAATAAGTTTGATTAGATATAACGTAAACAGTAAGTCCTTCGTATCTCTTACCTGCGATAATAGCGTTCCTAGCTGTGATATCTGCAACACTAGATCTACTATCTATAGGGAAAGCTCCGTTTATATCAAAATTTGATCCTAATTGAATGCCCATTTTAAATTACCTTATTGTTTGAACACGTAGTTAGTAGCAGGTGCTGTTACCACGTTGTTAAATTCATAAATTCTATAACTGACAGCGTTTGTATCTAGGCCTGTAATATTAGCTATAGTTTCTGTCCAATCACCAAAGACTTCGAATCCGTTCTCATCAAGAATAGAAGTTAAAGCTCCGTATGAAGCTGGATAAGCGAAGTAGTAAACCTGACTTGTAGCTGCTCCGAAACTTCTATCGTAATTAGTATTTTCAGTTCTCACATCTTTGGTAAGTGCTGCGACCTGAGCAGGTGTTAACCCTGCAGCTCCTATTCCGTAATAGTAAGGATATACAAAATTGAAAGTTCTTGAAGAACTGACTGTAGAAGGTCCACCAGTTGCTCCGTTATCAGTAACGTCAACTCTAAAAGTTAAGTTATCACTGAAAGGCGCAGATGAATCTACATGTACTTCAGATCCTCCACCCGGATTCGCAGGAGGCGTATTAACATCAATGCTTACTCCGCCTCTGAAGAACTCAACAGTAGCGATGTCATCAGATCTCTTGGTAGTTGTAGCAGTTAAAGTTGTACTTGCAACTGAATCACCTTTTTCTCTAACTGTCCCACTTCCTGAAGCAGATAATGAAACTAAAGGAGCTAAGTATGAAAGGTTAAGTATCTGATCGATAGTCGCACCTAAGTCTGCAGTGTCGAAAGCTTCTCCGAATCTTGCAGAGAAACCTGAACGAGCGTATACAGTGTCATCGAAACCACCTCCGCCTGCTTCAGCCCAGTTAGCGTTTAAAATACCACCTTGTAGCTGATAACTTTTCAACTCAGACTCAACATATACAGTGAGTCCTTCGTATCTCTTACCTGCTACGATAGCGTCTCTGGCCGTTAAATCTGCAACGACAGTTCTATCATCTAAAGGAAGAGCTGTCTGTACGCTAAAATTTGATCCTAATGGAATACCCATAATTATTACCTTATAAAAGTATAGTCAGTTGACCCTGCTACTACAGGATTGTTGAATTCGTAAATTCTATAACTGACTGCTGATGCGTCTAATCCTGTAATGTTCTCAGTACGTAATGTCCAATCACCGATAGTTTCGAAACTGTTCTCATCGAGAATGGAAGTCAATGCTCCGTAAGATGCAGGATAGGCGAAATAATAAACATCACCGTTACTAGTTGTAAAAGATTTATTTAAGTTTGAATTTGAAGTTCTAATATCTTTAGTGAGTGCTGCGACCTGAGCTGCTGTTAGTCCAGGTACTCCAGCTCCAGAATAATACGGATATACAAACGTAAAGTTTCGTGAACTAACAGTCGTAGAAGGACCGCCACTAGTTCCATCATCAGTAACATCAACTCTAAATGTAGTGTCATCGCTAAAAGGTGCAGCGTTGTAAGTAAATAGAGTGTTACCAGTTCCTGTAACCACTGGAGGATTGTTATCGTCAATGCTTACACCGTCTTTGAAAAACTGAATACGAGCAATGTCATCACTTGTCTTGGTAACTGCAGCGGTTAAGTTAGTACTTGCAACTGGATCACCTTTCTCTCTTACTGTAGTAGATCCTGAAGCTGTTAAATTAACTAAAGGTGCTGCGTACTGAAGATCTAATATTTTGTTTAAAGTGTCTCTTAAACCTGTACTTGAAAAAGCTTCTGTGAATCTTGCTGAATAACCTGCGAAATCAAAAACCTTCCATTCAACATTACCGTCAGTAGCGTCGATTTTACCAAGAAGATCTTCAGCTCCTCCACCTGCAGGAAGCTTATCTCCTGAACCTTCTCCGAATTGAAGACCTGTACCGGCTGCATTTACTTGTAAAAACTTTTCAGTGTTATTAGCGATATCTCTAGGTAGAGTAGTATCGAAAGTAGTTTCATCGTCCGTATCGTTTATTTTAATCGATTGACTTGATCTTAAAGTTAAACGTTGAATTATACCAGTTAAGAAATCTAAAGCTAGTTCAATTCTCTTAAGACTGAAGCTACCTTTGTTTCTGAATTCGTAAGGTTGAGTTGGAGCATCGTTAGCCAGTAGTATAAATAATTTATAATTATTAGCAAGGTTAGCGGCAAGGTTCACCGTACCTGCTCCATCTACAGGATCAAAGTCTACACTACTAAGGTAAACTATATCAGTACCTCTGACTCTTTGAGTTTCTACACCGGAGTCATCGACTTCGATTACTAAGAGTTGAGATAGTTCTTCAATTTTAAAGTCAAACGTATAGGAAGCTAATGTTCCATTTCCTGTGTAACTTTGTTTAGGTGCGTATGTTGTTCTTGCCATAGCTAAATCCTTTCATTAAGTGGTTTTATTGTCAATCCATCTCTTTATTGATAAAATCCTTAACTTGTTTTACAGTAGTAAAACCATCAAATAATTTCCCTTCTAAACCTAGATCATTAAGCTTCTCAGAAGATTTAGAGAGATGGATTGCAGTGTACTCTAACGCTCCGAATCTATGAGATCCGAATAATGTTCTATCGTTTACAGGAACGCTATATTCCTGAAGAACTTCACCGTTTTCTTTCATGCTTTGATACATTGCTAGATCTTGTTCTGAAGTATCAGACGAAATACGTCCGTCATCTGTCAACTCTAAATCAGGATATCTTTCTGCTAACTCGTTCCATCTCTCTTCAGTGAATTGATAGATGCCTGCTGCACCTGTCGTCTCATTGAGTTCAAAAGGCTTACTTAGAGCTTGCTTATCGATCATATCAGCTGTTATTTCCACTGACTTCATGTCTCTTGGTAATGCATTGGAAACTTCATCCTCCAGGCCTTCAAGAGTTTGTAATTTCTCAGGACTAGCATCTTCTTTAGCGTTGTCTATTTTATCTAAAACATCATCTGTCATTATCGAAAGTGTTGAAGGAATACTAGTTAAATCAATATCAGCGTAACCTTTTAACATATTATTAATTTTCCTAGGACCATTGACAGGTATCCCTCCACCTGCAGCACCAGCAGCAGTATACCAAAGACCTTGAAACTGTTTACGAGTAAGTCCGTCTCCAGTTAGTAAAGCTCCTGCACCTACTAAACCGTTTGCTACATCAGTGATGAATTTCGCACCTAATGTCCTAGCTGTTTTATCTTGCTTGAAACCTTGTGTTGCAAATTTAATATCTCTAACTAAAGGAATGCTTCCTAATGGAGCTTCAATTGCAGACTTAAGACCGTATGAAGCTGTTGATCCTAGGAAAGTCATTAGAGTTCCTAAGTCTTCAACATTTTTCATCTCATCCCAAGGAGTCTCATCGTCAATTTCACGACCTGGGTTTACAGTTCTATAAACAGCTTCCTGATACATGTTAGCTAACGACATGACCATGATCATAGATGTAGTATCTTTCATGGCCTGACCGTAATCTTGAAGTTTAAGTGATTGTTTAATTTTTCTAGTTTGTGAAAAACCTGTAAGTAATTGCGACCTTACATCAGTGTAGAACATCGTGAATAATTTCATCGCTGCTACTTTCTCTAATGCCGACTTATCAATTGTCGCACTTGTTGTGAGAGCTAAATCTGAAATCTGCTTCACATACTTTTTGGCCTGGAGATTAATATCTTCTTGTGACATTGAATTTAATTTATCTCTATTGAAACCTTTAACATCACCGTTAACGAATTGAGTATACGCTGCATTTGATACAGCTACTTTAATGTGAACGTCTAAATGTTTAAGACCTAATAAAGAAGTCTCAGTCACCCAGTCTCTAGCTCTTGAAAGTTTATTACCTTTCTTAGGTAATACATCACTCATAGTAGCAGTTAAACTGTCATCGACTGCATCTCTATTTAATTTAATATCAGGGTTGATGAGAACTGCTTCATCCCATAACTTTTGGTAGTCTGCAGTACCTACATGCTTCAGTGTCTGACTTAAAGACTTAGCGAGATATTTACCGCCTGTATTACCCATTCTTAAAGTAGCTGCACTTAATGAAAGTGGCTGCATCAAAATTGAACTAGGATTGAAGCCTAGAAGTCCTACGACTTGTCCGGTCTTCAAATGATTGAAACCTTTACTAAGTGTGGACATCGTTTCATTGTCCAAGAATATGTCGGAGTCCTTACCTACAACTTCAATAACTGAGTTAACCATCGTATTATATTTAGCTTCTCCTACTGTCGCTTGAATTGATTTAGCGTATACAGGATTTCTTAGAAGTTTTAAAGTATCCATCCCTGACTCTCTGTATGACAAATCATGAATAGTTTCTTCATAAGCTGATATAATATTTCTGAAATTAGTATCAAGTTCTCTCGTAGTGTTTTTCTTACGAGAAATGAATCTACCTTGTTCTGTTTGTTCTGCTGCTCTAAGCTTAGAGTAAAGTTTATTATCAGATTTACCTCCGAACATACCTGAAACTTTATCCCCCATTACTTCAATGAATCTAGTGATCGATTCATCTGCAGAAGTTTTCAGAAAGTTGTTAGGAACATAACCACCTTCAGTCACTCTACCTCTATGGATAACAGGAACACCTGTGATCATTTTAGGTTCAACACCTGTAGTCCTCTTGTGAAGATCGAAAGATTCCTTCTCAAAGCTTTTAAATATATTAGTGAAGTTCTGAGCTAACTTAGCATCCGACTCATCTAAGTGAGTGTCAAGTATGAATTGCATAGTATCTAATGACATGAAGTCACCTGACTCATTTACAAAGTTTTTAATTCTAGCTTTTGAATCTGGATCACCCATGTACATGAGTAGTGTCCATAAATCAGACTTCTGAATCTTTCCATCACCAAGAGCAAGGAAACCTTTAAACTCTGGAACATCTACGAACTCGTTGAAAGCTCTATCGAATTTTTCCTGACCGTAATCATCAGCGATCTTTTTAATCTGATTCATTACATCTGAATTTAAGTTTCTAGATTTACTTTCAGACTCTACCATCTTCCCTAGAATCGCTTCATTATGTTTTCCGTTAAGTTGTTCTCTATCTAACTGCAGAGCGATGTTCTTAGGATTATTTAAACTAGCGTTGATAGTCCCTATGAATTCAAACGTATGATCTTTAAAAGACATTGAATTTCTGTTTCTGATTTTTCTAAGTCTTTTCTCATCGTAATCAAGGTGATGAGTTTCTAAATCACTTGCTAAGTCTGAGACTAATGCTTCTTCAGATAGAACCTGATTCTTAGTTTCAATAGCGTCTTGCATTCTTAAAAGTTTATTCATGTGCTTAGACTGATGATTCAAAGATTTTAAATGATCAGTAATAGCTAGGAATTGTTCTGTTGTTAAATTATCCCCACGTTCTCTAATGTCTGCTAGATGATCAGGAATGATTATATCTTTCCCAGTTTCTAATAGATGTTTTAAGAACGATTCTTGATTCTCAGCTTTAGCTTTATTTTCATTCAAGTTGAATAAATCTAAGATGTCATTAACATGTTGATCGTATCCTGACTTCTTCAGGTTAGCTTCATTTTTTCTACTTGTTAAAGTCTTAATAAAATCTTTAGCTGTTCTAATATCTCTTCTAACTTTCAATGACTCTCTAGTTAACTCGTTGTTCAAGATAACTTTTTCCTTGGCCTGGAAAGCTTCATTAGGTTTATTACTTAATATGAAATTATTAGCTTTTCTCTGATTAGATTTAGCACCTTGATTGTACTGAGTAACTGATAAATTACCTACTTTAGTTTTACGGATAATATTCGCAGCAGAGTTCTTAAGAGTTTGAATTCTAGGTAACGGAAGAGTTACTAAGTTGATTCCTGTTTTAGTCGCAGGCCATTTCTTTTCACGTAAGAACTTCATCTCTTTTAAATGAAGTCTGTTATCATTATCGAACACTTTATCTAATCTTTCATCGTACGACTTAGATCTAGTTTCGATAACTTGCTGTCTTAACTGTTGAGATTGTAATTTTCTAGCTTCTACCCTTTCCTTAAGTGTTTTAGAGTTAGCTAATGTTTTTAACATTCCTTGCCAGTCGTCACCGAAACCTGCAAGTGCCGCAGATTCTTGAGGAGTTATACCACCTTCAACGAAAGCTTTGTTCTTCTTAAGTTTAGGATCGTCAAGGTAAGCTTCTCTAAGATCTTCAGGTAAAAACTTCGGATCAATTGCCAAAGGGGAAAAATTCTTACGTTTGTGATTAGCTTGAACAACTCCTTTAACAGGTTTGAAAGCAGTCGTTAACTTAATCTCTTTAGCGTCTTGTTGAAGTTCTAATCTTTTTTGAATTTTCTCATTAGCTCTGACAACTCTATCTTCTATTCGTTGCTCTTTAGTGTCGAAGTCAGATTCAATTTGATTTGAAATTTCAATTCTCGCTTCTTCCTGGGCCTGTCTAAAACTCTCAGCTTTTTTATCAGGAACAACACCTTCTACTTCTTCAGTGAAAGGTTTGGATGAAGTTTCATATCCTTTTTGACCTACATCATTCACGAAGTCTTTCACATCTTCATTTAAAGACTTCATCAGGTTGACATCTTCCTGAGACAGTTCCTCACCAACGTTTAACTTGTTAAATAATTCAGTTCTCTTCTCTTCAGATTTACTTAATCTCTCAAGGAAGTTTTTAGACTCTAAAGGATTCGGACCTTCAGGATTAAGTCTCATGTACTCTGCAACCGTTGGATGCTCTTTAACAAGCTCTAAGAACTCGTGAGACTCAATAGTGTAATTAGACTCGCTTATCAATGCTTGATTGACATCATTTTCTTTAATGAGCTGTGCAAGTTCTGGATTAGCTGATTCAATTATTTCAATATCAGACTGAGTGATAACTACGTTATTTATTTTAGCTTCACTTAGAATTTGTTGTGTCATCTTCTTAGATTGCTCAGGAGATAGTTGACCTAACTTGGTTTCTTTAGAGAGTTCGGAAATAGCGTTAAGTTGTTTCTGAGTAGTTAAAATGTCATCTACACCTTTTAAAACTCCTTCACGTTCTTGAAAGTTTTTCAATACATCTGATAACTCTTCAGCAGGTATATCGAATTTCTTAGCTAGTCTTTCAACTCTCTGATTATTTTCTTCAATTTTTTTAACATTTGTTTTATGAGTTAAAGTACCTACAGTTCCTGGGATTGCTCCACCTGCGAAAGCACCTGTAAGACCTGTTTCAAATAATCGTTCCTGAGTTTCTGGTTTACCAAGAGTATTAAAGAAGTTATCTACGAATCCTCCTTCCTTACTTTTAGCGTATTCCTCACCACCAATGATTGCCATTTCCGCAGCGATCTCTTCAGCTCCTGAAACACTAGCACTAGAAACCATTGCACCTACTGTATTCATTACAGCTCTTTTACTAGGTGATTTGATTATCTCAGCTATTATTTGTTTTCTAGCAATTGCAGAAATTCCTTTACCTAATGCCTTACCTGTAAAGAATTCTAAAGTACCTGCAGTAGCTCCTACAGTACGAGAGATATTTAATCTTTCATCTCTACTTAATTCGATCGGATTACCTTCATCGTCTTTTAAATCTTTTAACGTTAACCACATGTCATTAACAGTTTGATTATAAGCATGTAAACCTAAAGCAGTAGCAACACCTGTACCGAAACCTGTACTAGCTCCACCACCTGCTCCTGCAATCGTTCCTATTACAGGCAACGCTACAGTTCCGCCTGTCGCTCCTACACCTGCTCCGATAGCTGTAGAACCTGCAATGACAGCTTTATGATCCATAATACCGTCAACCATATCAGTGATAACTTTACCTGCATTACCTAATAGTTTTTCACCTGCACTAAGATCTGCGAATTGTGCTTGAATTTCGTTTCGTTCGTTAACTAGTCTGTCAAGTTCTAACTCTTCCTCTTCAGTTATCTCTCCAGAAATGTCTAAATCAGTTAATTCACTGATAGGATCATCTAAGTCTCCAGATGTGAAAAGGTTGTACTGAATATGATCTGCAATTCGACCTACCTTATCCCATATACCTACATCTTCTTTCACAGCATTAGTTTGATCTTTATTTTCAGCCATGTAATTTTTAACAGTAGGATGAATTTGAGCAGGAGTACGTTTAGAAGTTTCATACTCTTTATCTAATTCACTTTTAGTAACATTATAATCATCTACAGGTACGTTGAAATAATCAGCTCTATCTAAATTTTGAATAGACTCCTGGGCCGTACCTCCATCTGAATAATCATTCAAAGATCTTATATCGTTATCTGTATCTTCACCAAGAAAGTTCACACCTTCTACTTCTCTAGCTTCTTCTGCCATCTCTCTTCCTTCTTAATTCTTTTAAAGCGTCGTCTCTACCTTTCGTCTGAGCTTGATTATCTGTTTTAAGTTGTTCTCTTAATTTATCAAATGCTCTTGAGTCTGAAGATCTTCTTCTCCTTCTCTCAAGTATTCCACTCACTCTCATTCGCTTGATTAGTGACTCTACTCTATCTTGAATATCTTTACGTTCAATGTTCGGATTCTCAGAAAACTCTGTGGTAATCATAGTTCTAACTTTAGACATGATCTCTTTACTATCATCGTCTAATTTACCCCAATCGTAATCTAAATCTCCTTCGTTACTTAGAGTATCCTGTGCGAGTTTATTTGCAAAGTTAACATTAGCAATGAACGATTTCGATTCACCTGTCTGCATTTCTTCCCACATTCTTCTATAACGATCCCTGTCCACCTGTCTCAGTGAAGCTGTCAGTTTACTTACTTCACCTGCAGACATATTCTGAAACGTATTCTCACCGTCAAAAATAGTGTTCTGAACGTTTACGATATCTTTAGGTTTACTTGTCGCCGGTGGTTTAGAAACCTGCTTAAAAAGCGATTTCTTATCGTTAGGTGACATCTCATCTTCAAGACCTTTGAAGACAGGGTTATTAACTAAGTCTTCCTTGGTAAGTATAGGTTGACCTGCTTTCTCTAATTTAGTCAGCTCATCGAACATTGTATTATAGTTACGATCGAATTTAATCTTACGCTGTCTTTCACGGTGAATCGTTCTTCCGGCCTGGATATCTCTCATCTTATCTCTGAGGCGACCGTCAGGTTCCTCGTTGATCTTCTTATTGATATCAGCGTCAGTCATCCCTCTATAAGAATCTAACTTAGCGTAGGCCGTATCACTTCTCTGAGTTCTTTCACTCTTCTCTTTAATTTTTACAACTTGCTTTCCGTTTAGATAACCCTTGTAACGTTCTTGCATTAACTTAGCATTGTCTAATTGACCAGCGTTGATTAAATTTTTAATTGAAGTCGAAACACCTTCACTCATTTCTTTCGCCATCATAAGCTTGGCGTTATCATTCAAATTAACTTTAGTAACAGTTCCGTCTTCATCAGTGTAAAGATGAGTCCACGATTTAGCGTCAGGATCTAACTTAGTAGCACTTCCATTTTCTAAAGATCTTTTAGCGATTAAAGTTCTAATCTCATTTAAGTTAGTATCGAAAGGTGAGAATGAACTCGGATCATCTTTACGAATATAACCTGCATTGACTGATAAGTTATTCTTCTTAAGTTTAACAGTCGAATTAAAAAGATTGTTCTTATACGTTTCAATTTGCATTCCACGTTGCTTAAGGGTTCTAATCCTTTGAGAGTCTTGAACCTTTGCTAAGTTCCCTCTCAAATGTCTCTTCACTCTTTCACTTGCGTCAGCTCTGTTATTAAGAATTCCATCGAACTTTTCTTGAGCGTCTATTTCATATTGAGCGTAAGCATCTGTAGGATCACCTTTAAAAGTTTTCAACTCTTGAAGTTTCTGAACATTCCATTCTGAATACTCTTGTTCAGCTTCATTACTAAGTTGAGAAATCTTATCATCTTCAAACTGTTGGAATAAATCTGCACCTTGATTTACCAAGGAAGTCGCAGCTTGAGTTTGCGTTTGAATAAGTGGAGCTTGACTAGTTGCCTGACCTTGAATTCTAGTATTAGTAGGTTGAGCAGGACTAGGAGTAATTCTCTGTAGTCTTGGTATTTGCACTGCCATTATAAACTCCTTCTATATCCTGTTATCCCAGTGTTAGCTGCTTGAGTTAACCCTTGAATTTGTGTTTGTTTGGCCTGGACTTTAGCTCTGGAAGCTTGAAGATATCCGCTTAAACTATATTGCCTCGCTTGTTGCTGATAACCTAAAGATTGCTCTTGCGCTCTCTTTTCGATTTCCATCTTATTCAACTCACCTAGAAACTTAGTTTCCTTTTGAATTTCTGCTGCAGATCCGAAAGTCACATCGACATCAGCAGCAGTTAAACTCGCTTGCTGCTCAGAGAGTGTAGCATCAATTACCGATTGATATCTAGCTACTTCTGAAACACCTTCCAATTCCGCATCGTAAGCGTCTAATTCAGCGAATTCCGCATTCATTTCAGCAATGTCTTGATTAAGTCTAGCTGTTTCTTTCATGTTCTCAGCGGCGAAATAAGACCCTGCTAATTGAATCGCTGCCATTCCACCGTATAAAGCTGCTTGTGCTGCCATTATCTGTTACTCCTGTTAAGTACTTCAACATCTGGGATAATTGAAAGTATTTCAAAGTGTAAAGGATCTACTTGTCTAATTGACATTTGACCGTTCGAATCCCACATACCCGGAAGTATTTGTTCGAACCTAGTAGACACCGGTTGATTATATCTGTTAGCTGTAATGTCGAATCCATCAGGAACGTAATTACGATGCAGATCTTCCATGTCTTTTACTGTAGACCCATCGACTTCACCTTTCTTTTCTTCAGGGAATTCATTACTGATATACATTCCTCTCGATTCATGAATTCTTAAATAAACCTTATCAACTACCAAAGACTCAATTAAAGTTGGACTCTGAGCAACTGTAGAAATGTTTAAAGTTTTAATGTCTGCAGTAATAGGACGACCTACAACTACTATAGCTCCACGTTCATTATCAGGAAGAGTTATCTGACCACCTGTTACTGTTAACGTCGGGTAAGTTTCATGATCGTTATTAGGAGAAGCTAAAACATATCCGTCAGAGAATACACTTACAGATTCACCTTCAAGATGATCAAGTCCGTCAATAACATTAAACGTTTCATATAATCTAAAACCTGAAGCTTGACCTTCAGGAAATTCAGAAAGAGGTTCTACAGTTACTTCATTATCATTAGCTCTCGCTTTGACTTCTAAATCGACTATACTTCTGTCAGTAGTGTCGAAAAATCTCAAAACTGTTCCGACATCTCCCAGGCCTGGAGTCGGGAAAAGCCCAGAAGTACCACATGTTAAAGTTAAGTCTCCATCCCACACTCCGGGAGTAACAGGGACAACTGTAAACACATCGTTACCTGTAAGAGTTAAAAGATTACTTTTAGTTTTAACTGCATCCATGAAAGAATTTAAAGCCAGCTTATCTGCTTCACTATTCGATTCGAAAACATCTGCAGGAACTCTTCTTGGTAAACTTACTTCTATATATCTATTTCCGTTTTTATTAGTTACGAAAAAAGTAGAGTCTGCTATTCCACTCCCTTCAACTTGTTCAACAGGATACACAGAGTCATGTCTAGTCCAAGCTCTCATTTGATGTTCAAAGTTATAAGTGAACGTCGCCATCGTCCCGTCTGTAAATGTCACGATGATTAAAGGAGTGACACCACTTTGAAAGGCCCAGGACTTTATAGTTCTTCGTCTAAATAAATGATCACTGAAAATAGTATGATCAACAGTTTGATAAGTTAGATTATTTTGTGAGAAAGTTAATTGTTTAATAGAGTTAGTAGATTTATCAACGAAGAATACTCCACCCGGAACTGCCAAAGGAGGAAGTCTCTCATCGATAACCCAATCACCTTTTTTCTCCATCGCTACGTTGTTAATACTTAAAGTACCTACGTTAACGTAGACTCCTACTGAAGTGAAAACAATCAATCCGTCATTTTCAATAATTCTTAAAACTTTAGCTTTACCTGTAGTTCCTGATTTAAACTGTAAAGCTGAGTCAGCATCATACGGAAAGTCACGATAGAAATTATTTTTATATCCAGGCCTGGAAGCGAGAATTGCTTCTTCATCATCTTCAGTAGTAATTAATAATCGCTGTTGATAAATTGCCCCGGTCTTTCCATTTAAATCTTCTATAGCTTCATCGTAAAGACCACCTTTAGTAATTAAAGAAGGAGGACCATTTGTGAAGTCTGCGAGAGAACCTACATCTGTGAAACTAGCGATGAAACCTATTCCACCTGCAGAAATTTCTGTAGTACTACCAAGATAACCGAAAGCACCTCCGCCATCAGGTCTCCTATAAACTCTAACTTCTTCAGGGGCTACAACACCACTAGGAGTTCCTGTCCCTGTCATTTGAATATTTAAAGTATTACTGTGAGTAGGAGCATCAGGTTTAAGGAACGATCCTGTTATGATAGCTCCTTCAGTTTCTTGACCGCTTTTAATCGCAGTAGCAAAATATTGAACAGGATAGCCTGCAGGAGGTCCGACTGTACTAGAACTAGTAAGCGTAGATACAGGACCAGTCTCTAAAGAGAAAAGTTGAGCTGCAGCTGTAATTACACTAACACCTTGAAAAGCGATAGGAGCTTTACCTGCTACAAATAAATAAGTAATAGTTGAACTAGGAACGAAGTGGATATTAGGTAAATCAGCAGCTAAATAAGGGTGAGTCGTTTCAGTTTGAAAGACTCCGTTCTTATCGTAAAATCTCACATAACCTGGACCCCATTCAGTAAGATTTTGAAAGTTCTCATCGAAATGAATTCGGATAGCTTCGTTATCATTTTTCGATTTCACAAAATGCGCTCTAGAAAAACGAGTTAACACTGATCCTGTTTTCCCAATGACAACATTCCTAGCAGTTGCTAGACCTTTTTTAAATTTTTCAAGAGTGACACGATCATGAAGTATAGGATCCAATTCACCACTTGAAAAACTCATCATAGACTTAAGCGCCATTACGATAACCTCACTTCTACGAATTCAGATCTCTGCCAATCAGTTTCATAATTGAAATTCTCACGAGCATCATTCTCCTGAGCATCACTCTTGGTAAGTGTATAGAGTTCTAAAATATCCCTTCTAAGAGTCTTAGCTCCTTTACCTACTATAAGAGGCGCAGAAAGAAACGCAAGCCTATAAGCGATACATAAAGCTGTCATAGAACCAAGATGAGCTAAATTAACATCTTCAGGAATTAATTCCGCTATAGCATTAACTTCATTAGTGAAAATTACTTTTTGATTTTTGTACATTTTCACTTTTTTAGGAATGTGAGAAGTTCTATTATCGATTTCACACCCTGATTTAATTCGTCTGAAGAAAGAACAATCTGAAGGATATTTATAAACATAAGTCCATGGACCTTCACTTAAAGTCTCTAATAACTCTAAAGTCACTTCTTCAGAAGTCGAATCCAGATCTAAATCTTGTAATGTACTTTGAATTGCAGTGTCGTAGTGAACGTTAAGAATTTTTACTTCACGATCTTTACTGGTCTCAACGTTATCGACTTCACGAGATAGAAGTAAAGCCGATAATGCTAAGTTGTAGATTTTTGTTTTTGAAAAAGACATTAAATAACCTCGCTGTTAAAAGCGAAAGTTATTCTTCTTTTTTCGCCTTTTTTTTGTTCTCAAAGAACTTGATTCTTTCTTTTTCGATAGCAGAATCTTTACATTCCATCCACTCACCTAATTTTTCAAAAGAACCTACTATGAAAGAGTCACCTAACTCTCTTCTTTGCTGACCGTAAAACCCAGCTCTAGTAGCAGTAACTTCAATCCCTTTAATAGATTTTAAACTTACTTCTACTGTATTGTCGATAGTATTCTTACCATCTTCAATAACAGGTTTAACTTCTTCTTCATGTGAAGGAGTCTCTAAATTCTTCTCACCTTCAACAGGTGAAGACTCCGAAGAATTTTCACCTGCTGAAGAAGAAATATGAACACTATCAGAACCATTTACAGGAAGGACAGAATCATTCTTTGTTTCAATTGTCGGCATAGCTGGCATTTTTGACATCTTACACCTCAGCCTTGTTTACTTTAACGAAAGACTTATACTCAGCGATTTCATCTTGAGGAACAAGATAAACATCAGCAGTTAGAGTAGTTGTACCACCTGTAGCAGTATGTCTAAACCCTAAGTATTTCCTATTCATTACACCTTGAGGAATAGGTAGTTCCACTTCGTCACCTAAAGTAAGAGCAGCAGCAAGAGCTGTAACAGTACCAAGAACTTCAACGTTAGAAGTAAGAGCAGCGTCATCAGCTTGAATTACTTCTAAAGTATGTGTTGAACCTGCACCTGCAGCGACAGTAGGTAGAATAAGTAATGCAAGTCTACGACCGATACTTATATCTTGAGCAGCAGTTTGCTTCTCGTATGAATTTGTAGAAACAGTAGCAGCACCTGTAAAGGCCTGTTCAACTGAGAGTTGGTTTTCTTTATCGAATCTCATGGTTTTCCTCCAGAAAATTGTTTTTAAAAAATTAAGGAGTCCGAAGACTCCTTGTCAATTATTAAACAGTTACTTGTGCTTCACTATTTAATAGAGCGTCCATTCTACGGATTGGATCACCTAGGAAAGTAAGGATTTGCTTACCTTCAAAGTTTTCGAAACTTAATCCGCCACCTGCACCAACTTTAGTTAACGCTTGCTTATGAAGATGAGCTTCAATAGTTCTGTTAACATACCATACACCGTTTCCGTTGTTTAGGTCGTCGATCTTATAGTTAGCTGAAATCATAAGATCGATAAGATCAGCAGCTCCAACACCTGATTTCAGGTTTGAAACGTCGATGTTAGCGATACGAGCAGCTTGTCTGTAATCTTTAACTACAAGTCCGTGATCAGTCATGAACTCTTCTTCATAACCCCAGAAGTTACCCGGGTTTCCATTCTCGTCAAGACCTGGGATCTGAACAAGCTTTCCACCTTTTGAGTGATCTTCTCTTTTAAGTCCCGCAGTTGTCCCTTTTGGATAAACACCAAAAACTGATCTTTCTCCGAAGTGAACCTTAAGAATTGAACAGTTATCAGAACCAGTTCCACCTGCATCGACGATCTGATTAGATGTCTCTTCAGTTGGATCAAGTGTTGAATAAATGTCGAAGAAACCTGCAACTTTTCTATTAGATGAAACAGGTGAACCGTAAATCATAAGATCTGCAAGTTCATTTGCTTGAGCTTGGATATGCCCTTGAGCTTGATTCCATCTGTTATAAGGTACACGATCCATTCCACCACGTTCTGCAACAGCACGATCGATTTGTGATTTCGACTCGAAGTGAGCTGCTGTAAAAGTTCTCTCTTCGATTGTACTTTTACCTGCTGGAATTGGTTGGTTAGCTTTTCTATAATATACTTTAGGAAGTGCTGAACGGATGTCTTCTTTATGAATCGTCCCTTCGTTCATTTCCATGTAAGGCATATCGTTTAACATAGCATTGTGTCTTACTAGAACCTCTGCTACTTTTCCGATTTGTTTATTTTTACTCTTCGAAACATCTAAAAGAGTAAGTAAGTTTGAACCTAAAGCTGGCATGTATTACCTCCAAAAAATTATTATTCGTACATTTCATCTAAGAAGTTGCCTTCTTTTTCAACTGATTTACTAGGATCTCCGTTGACCAATTTCGTAGTAGGATTCAACGCTTTAGACACCTTAAGTAAATCTCTCATAATGTAAGGAGGCAACATTGTACCCCTTTCTGTCAAGACTTTTTTTGTATCTGGCATAAATTTCTCTAATACCTTTTCAACTCGGTCAACATTTTTATCGAAATTTTCACCACCGAACTCAGTGTCTGTAGTTAATTCCTTCTTCCACGAATCTCTTTGGGCCTTTACTTGAGCTGCTTGAGATTTCTTGAGTTCTTCAGTCTCGTTTTTACTGTACTCAACGTAAGCTTCTATTTGTTCCTTGGTGAGCTTATTGTCAAGAGCAAACTTAGAAATAGAATCTTTATCATAACCGTCAGGTAATTCACCAAGAGCAGATTTAACTTCTTCCTCGTTCAGATCCTTTTGTTCTTCTTTTGAATCATCCTTCTTCTCATCGTCAGTTTTTGTTTTATCATCCTCTGACTTTTTCGATTTATCATCGTCTTCTTCTGGATCGTCACCGTATCCTGTGGCAGGTTTCTGAACCTTGTCATCTTCTTTTGTATCGACATCAGGTTCAGACGTGTCTTTTCCAGCTCCGTTATCATCCTGTTCAGATGATGTTTCAACCTTTGCTTTCTCGTATCCGTTTTCGTCGAATTCAGTCTCAATAACATTACCGTCATCAACAGGTGTCTTCGAATCTTCCGGCTGATTTCCATAACCGCTAGGAGTCGGCATTGTTGAAGTCTGGTTCGTTGTCAATTCGGTACTTGTGGTATTCTTGCTCATATCTTTTCCTCTCAAGTTCAGATAATATCGAAGCAGATATACTTGCATCTGCTTCACAAATTAATTTATATATAGAATTTCCTGCTCTTAAAAAACCTAAGTTCTCATGGAGCTCTACTTCTGTTAATCCACGCACAGGCATTTCACCTACGTTGAAATTTTTAAATAGGTATGAAAATAAAGTAACCCCATTAGGAGTTTGTAAAATTGCACGTAACGCCAAGAGAACGTTTTGATGTTCGACGCTCTCTTGTCTTGCTAACTCATTTTCATATTCTATTAATTTATGATTCATTACTGTTCCAATAACCCAGCACTAGAAGCATCTTTAGCAGCCTTCGCCATGGCCGGAAGAGTAGTTTCTAATTGCTGTTGTCTTTCCGCCTGAGCTTGTGCTTGCTCTCTCATAGCGTCTACTTTATTTTGCGGATTATTTAATCCTGCAGGTAAGTATAATCTATCCTCGTATAAGTCTGCAAGTTTATCAGTATTAATCTTCTGAAGTATCTTAGGGTCGATCTGAGCAACATTAGCAATCATAGCAGCATACCGATCGATCTGAGGTAAATCAGCAGCTTTCTGAGCTTGAGCAAATACTGAAACGAATTCAGGTCTTAATGATTGACCTTGTAAAGCTTCAGGTGGTGGACGTAAAAATGGATCTTCAAATAACACCCAATCCATAACCCATTCTAAAACAGGAATGTTATAAGTATCGTTTAAACTTTGTAAGTTAGGTCCGATAATCCTTTGTTGCTCTTCAACGATAGCACTTGTTTCAGTAGCAGTTCTCGTCTTAGGGTTTTTAGAAAGGAAAAGTAAAAAGTCAGCATAATATAATTTATCTACTTGCTGTCTCATGTCTCCAACATCTTGAATGACTGCACCGATGGCCGGAGAGATTTGAAAAATAGGTTCTAACTTTTGTTTATTAGCCGCAGACCTGCTGTCAATCGGAACGAAAGTATTAGGAGCATGTGAAACATAACTCTTTCTTAAACTGGCCGGACCTTGTAGAGCAGGTTTTAACATTTGTTCTAGTGCTTGGTCTTTACCGATAGCTTTCTTGTTAAGAGATTTAATTAAACCAAGAGCATCTAAAGTCGGACCTTTCTCACCGTATTCAAATTCATTTGTAGATTTACCTACAACGAAAGGTTTTCTCTTCCCTGTGAAACGTTTTAAGAAAATATCAGGATGTCTAGAAGTAGCACCCATTCCGAACTCTTGACCTTCAGAGAAGAAATGTCCTCCGCCTCCGCCGAGTTCATAAGTAACTTCTAACCATTGACGATTATCAACTACATCAGGATTCTCAGGATCAAATTCTGGATTTTCTAAAACGATATGAACGATGTCAACCAACTGAGAATAATTTCCATCGCTGTACATTTTCCTTACGTTTTGAGAAATATTACTCCAGTCATCACCTTTACCGTAAATATCTACAAGAGATTTCACGTTTAAAGAAAATTCTCTAATTAAAATGTTAGCTTCACCGTAACCATCGTTAAGGACGAAATAAGATCCGGGTACTAAAGTATGGACATGGAAAGTAGTTTCAAGATCCTCAAAATAATGAGCACCTGTATTTACTACTCCGTAATCGTAATAGAAATTCCCTGCAGCATTGTAAAAGTTAGAAGTCCCTAAATAATTCAGAACTCTATTTGTGAAATGCTGTAACCATTCTTTAACTTCATCGTTATCACCTCTCTCGCTATCTCTAGTTCCGATACGAAACCAAGGACGGGAAGCTGAAGTGTTACCTTCTAGAAATCCTGCTACGAAAGATCTCAAAGCTAAAGTATGAGTAGGATCCACAATGTGTTGATTTTTTCTCTGGCCTGGAGTTTGACTTAAAAGCCATGTCGCCTTGTGAGGTAATCCCCAACGTAATAGATCACACCAAGTCGTTCGGACTTTATCAAATTTCCTCTTGGCCTGGTGACGTAAAAATTCATAATGTTGTTTTGAATGAGTTATCATAATCCTAAGAAATCTCGTTCATCTGCACCTAAGTCAGAAAACGTAGATCCTCCACGAGATGTGTTAGTCGTTGACCTTACTGCGCCGGCCTGTCTCGATGCAGCCAATTGATTCGCAGCAGTTTCTGCTTTAGCATTTTCACGATCTTGTAAAGCAGCTTTTTGTTCGTCTTCGAATTGTTTTCTCGCTTGAGCGTTCGCCTCTTCCGCTGCTTTAGCTCCTGTCACTTCTTTTAGGCCTGATATGGCAACGTCTGAAGTAACTCCGGTACTTACACCACCTTTATCAGATTCAAAGCCTATAAGACCACCTGTGAGTGCCTGCGTACCTATATCTAATATACTTTCGAAAAAACTATTTCCACCACCATTAGACATATTAAACCTCCAATCTATATAAAGTCTCTAATTCTTTAAAGCCAAAACTCTCTAATGTCGAAGATTTTATGTTAGTTTGACTTGTCAACATAGTGATTATATGGTTAGCCTCATTTCTCCCAATGTCAATAAATTTCTTGAATAGATGGTATGCAGCACGTCCTGAGTACGGTTTTACGTAGAATAACTGCTGATACAAACTCTTAGTATTTTTGTCAAATATGCTACTGTGTAAAAAAGATAAATGAATTCCTCGTATCTTTCCATCTCTTCGACACACCAAGAATACTCCTTTTTCAAACATCAATTTAAAATCAGCGAACTGTATGTCGAATTTATTTTCAAACAAATTATTTATAGATTGAGCTTCTTCTAGTAAGAACTTTTTAATATCTCCATCAAACTCAGTGACTCTTTCAATTGTATAAGTCATCTATTTCATCTCCGTAATCAGGTTGATGATCAGGCATTTTCATAGCACCTGATCCGATTTGATTGTCAGTAGCATCATAACCTAATTCATTCTCAGGAAGTTTTTCAGCTACTTCATGTGCGAATAATAAAACAGCACCATCGGCTAAATCGGGAGACTTCCCTACACGTTCTTTAATGTCTAACTTCTTCTCAGCTAATTTTTTATTTGTAGTCTTATGTCGGGTACCTTTTGTCCAACATAATTGCTTCTTCATATTCTCAACCCATTCTTCTTTTCTAGAATCTAAAACTCCACCTTGAAGTAATGCTTTGTTCTGAAGATAATACATCATCGCTCTAATGTTTGCGTACTCTGAATCTTTAGGGTCAGGATGATCAGTAGGAGAATTTGCAAATGAAACTAAAACCCAGTGAAGTTTTTCAGCGTTCATAGCAAGAGTGTAAATACCTGTACCTTCACCTTGGTCAATATGAACCGCATCAGCATTTAGCTTTCTTTCCCAGTAACATAATTTATTATATGTAACTTGATGAGTGTCACCTTTATGTTTATCTAATTTAAAAACTTCAAGTAAACATTGATAGTGACCTTGCTTGTACCAGATAGTCGTTTCGTCACCACCTGTCCATGCAGGGTCACAACTTAAAACTACTGGGAAATCACTTACACTATCTATATCGAATTTATGTCTACGAGCTAAAGCTGCTTCAACAGCTTCTAATTTAATAATAGAATCTTTCGCTGACTTTCTTGGTAATCCACGAACACGAACTCTAAAGTCATCAGCATCTTCGTCACCGCCTGCATCGATTAACCAGGCCTTCACTTGTTCAGGGTCAATATGTTTTAAAGTTCTCGTATCAATTCTACGACCACGCCATATAGGAGAAGTCATGTTCTGTTCAAATTTACTTTCAGGATCATCGGAGTTACCGAACGCCATGTGAATTTTAATAGTACCTGTCTCAGTAAACGCACCTGAAGCATACTGCCAGATAATCGCAGGAATACCTGGAGCTTCTTCAAAAACGTAAGCACATGCTCCGCCTTTATTATGTAAACCTGAAATACTTGCAGGAGATTGTTCAGACCAAGTAACAGTATCAATTCTCCAACTCTCGGCAAGCTTCGTATTTTTAGCTTTAATACTTGTACCGAACTTTTCAAAAAAATTATCTACAAACCTCGCACGTCTAAACCATATATCATACTCAGGCCATACGATTTGCTTCATCTGCGGATCGGTGTTAGCTGTAATACGAGCTTTCAATCTTTGAGTAAATAGTAAGATGATTAAAGTCATAGCACCGAATGCAGTTTTAGCAGCACCGTTACCTGAAGAAATAACTAAACGATAAGTTGTATACCTTGTAACAGGATCTTGAAGATGTTTCGATAACTTCGCCCACTCTTCAAGCTGCCATTCGTAAGGGTACATGTCTTCTAAGTCTGTACCTTTCTCTCCGAACGGAAAAATTAAATAAGCCAACTTAACAAAGTCATATCTATTCTCATCTATTAATTTTTTAAACGTGACTACATCTTCATTGTTCATTATTTAGGTACCGGAAATCCTGCAGGTGCTGGAACTGCCATTAGCAACCTTCCCCACATCATGTTTAATTCATTTTCAATTACTGTTAAATCTGTAGACGTGAAGTTATGAGATCTTCCTGTAGAGTCTTTAACTGCCAAGTTGTAACTCCCATCCGTCCTAGATTGAAAACAATAATAAACTTTCTTCTCACTAAGCTTCTGTAGTATCTTGAATAACATCTGTAAACTCCTTCCTCGAAAACGTCTGATCACAATGAGGACAGTATATCAGTTCAGCATCTGTAAAGTCTACCCTACGTCCACACCCACTTTTCAACATCTTATCAGTCCACCACTTCCCACTTCCGTCAGGGTACTTTTCAAAATGCATTTTCTCAAAACCCTTACGATCATTATCAACAAATTCATACTTAGGTCTTTGTCCGCTATGTACTAACATCACTTCACCTCTACATCATTAGTTATATCTACAATATTATTCTCAATCTTAGCTGTCTCTGCTCTCTTGGCACTGTCTAATAAAATAGAGGCCATATCTTTAGTGACCGTATGTTCAACCTTCGTAGTATTTTTAAACATCTCTTTCTCTCTACCTACAAGCTCCGCACCTTTTAACTTGTCGTAAAATTCATACTCAATAATTTCACCGATAATAATTTTAGACTTCATACCATTCATGTCTTCAACTTGATTAAACAAATTTTTAACCTTCAACTTTTTAATACTTCTTCTAGCTTCAGGTGGAATATCATGCATGTTACTTTTAAATGATCCGTCAGGATTCTGCATCTCTATAGGATCGAAATCTACAACCTCTTTAACTCGCTCAAAAATTTCCGACGTATCCATTCCGTACTTCACAGCACTTTTATCATGTAACTTTTGTATGGCCGTCGAAACATCTTTACGATGTCTTATAGAGTAACCAAGAGATCTATGAATACCCGCCTCCGCCGATGCTTGTGAAATACTTTTACATCTAACGAAGCTATCTATGAAAGATACTATAGCAGGGTCACTTCTATGTTTAGGTTTCAACGTAGCGTCTAAAATGAAACTGGATTCATCTTCAGTTAACTCTCCGTTACTCGCCTTTACTTCTGGTACTGGGAAACTCACTTCTAACTCCTTTTAGTTATGTGGCAAATTTTACAAATATAATTTCATAAAAGCAAGCGATACAATGTTCACAACAATGTTCTAGCATGAGTAAGTTCGTAGAAAAACGCACAAGTTTTTGATTGTACCTATACACCGGTCCCCCACGCCTAGGGTTTTTGACCCACCCCCTCCGTTCTGTAAATCCTGTACGTAACTCTAAGAACTCTACACGCTCTACAAGCTGTAAGTCTCTACGTTCTACAAGCTCTGCAAGCTGTACGTGCTGTACGTATGATTAAGCACTTGCGTAGTGCTGTAGCCACCTACATGTATTATCAACTACTTAGCGGATCGTTTAAAGGGGTCTCTCAGCGTTCCTAAGCACTGACCCTATACCTAACGTACCCTTGAAACGCTCTACATCTAGGTACATTGTTGATAACATTGTTACATAATTGTACAGATACGTAGAGCTTGTAGAGGAGTGTAGACTATACTTGTACAGCTTGTAGAATTTTTCTAGGAATTAGAAGACGTAGGGGAATGAGTATGCTTAATCGCTTTACGCTATAACATTGTTCAATACGCTATAACATTGTTCAATACGCTATAACATTGTTCATCGTACAGCTTGTAGAAGAATGTACAGCTTGTAGAGTTACATAGAAGAATGTAGAGTTACCAAGAATAGTTAGAAGGTTCTACAAGTAACGCTTAAGAATCCTCTACGTAGAATAGTTACACAGGTCTAGCTATAGTTACACGACATTTACCAAGGTTCTACAAGATATTACGTAAGTGTTTAATATTATTACGTTTGACTTATAGTGATTTGTATGGTAGTCTAAGAGTATAGACAAGATATCGAGAGTGTTGTTACACATAAGCTCCACACCACATATCTAGTCGACCCTTAGACAACCACCCATACACAACAACACTGTACAGATAGAAGAGATAGCTAGCGTAGCTCTACGCAACTCTACATCCTTAAGCGTCTTCTAGCTTCTAGAGCATTCCTAGCATATCCTTACATATTCTTGGTAGATAAAGGACCGTGTAACATTTACATAGAGTATTGAACAATGTTATTAACAATGTTAGTATGTATTTAAGACATAACAACGTATCTAGGAGATAGAAAATGAAAGTAATTATCGTAACAATGTTAAGTATCGTAGCTATGAACGCAAGTGCAGCGAACTTTGAGTGCAAGTACAGTAAAGGTTGGGATCGTCCAGCTAATGAGAACGCTGTGAAGTTAGCGAAGGCTTTAAAAGTTAAGACTTGTAATAGTTCTAAGTTCCAAGACTTTGTTAAGAAAGGTAAACATACAATGAGTGCTTTAAAGCGTAACAGTAACGGTGGTGTGAAGGCTTTAAAATTTAAGTAATTGTTTATCGAGTATGTTAGCGGTTAATACTGTTAACATACTTTATTAAATGATTAGTTAACTTATAACCAAAGGATAGAAATAATGAGTAAGTATGAAACACCTTATATAGATATATGGTTTGAATTGACAACGAAGCAACGTAGAAAATTAAGTTCACTTGGCTATGGTCCTACATGTTTCATGATCGGCATAAGTCTTAAAACTATTCGTAAAGTAACCAAAAGTAAAAAGATTGAACGCATGGTTATTGAGATGAACCGTGGAACGATGAGGTTAGTAGCATGAGTCCTGTAAAAAATGGTAAGACTTGTTTTCTTACATTCTTAAAAGAACTTGAAAAAAGAAAAGGTAAGTAGCATGAGTACTGATTTAAAGAGAATTATACTTATAAGGAGTATAGAAGATGAGTAGAGCAAGACAGTATGAACTAGATAGAGAATTGAACCAAAGATTAAGAAGTACAAAAATGACAGATACTCAAACTGTTAAAGACTTCTTTTTTAGTATGAGTCAAAATATAATGACACCTGATTTTGTTAAAGCTGGAGGTCGTAAAGACTTTAACATTATATATGAAGTTACCAAAGGTGTTGCGTTTACTGGAGAATATACTTACGGATTAAGTGTATATGAGTGGAACGGTGAGGAATATGAAAGAAGTGATAAATCTCAAATGTATCATACACTTGAAGCATTGACACTAGCTTTAAAGGAACTCTGAAAATGAAGACGATAAAACAATTATTACCAAAGATTAAGTTTATTAAGAAATCTAATGTAAGGTTACATTACGTGAACGTTGTTAATAACGGTGTTGAATGTACAGACTTAGAGACTACTGTAAGGATTAAGAATGATTATGAATTAGAAGAAGGTTTACATCATATAGATACTCTTGGTTTATGTGATGCTGCTCCTAATGACGGTTTATTTAAAGATGCTAGTTTCGATGAAATCACGACTGATTCATTTAAGACTAACATAACAATGTTGTACGATCTTAATAGATACGCTTCAAAAGATGAGACTAGAATACACCTTAACAGTATTTGTTATGACGGTTTGAACATTGTAGCTACTAACGGTCATATTCTTAAGACTTATAGAGTAGGTGAGAAATGTGGAAATACTCATCTATTACCAAAGACAAGTGTTAACGTTCTTGTTAAACTTCTTAAAGGTTTCAAGAATAAAGATGACATTGTTATAAAAGTTAATGACAGTTTTGCGATAGTTGACACTGCTGATTTTACATTGAAGATGCGTTTAATTCAACGAGATTATGTAAAGTATCAGCAAGTTATTCCTAATAAATTCGACTGGACTTTAGATATTGATGACTTCGTCAAGTACACTGATCTTAGAAGTTTATTTAAGAAGGACGCATTGAAGAAATGTACGCTTAAGAATATTGAAGGTAACATTGTTCTAATTCCGCATTTGTATCCTGATAATCATTACATTATTGGTAAGACTCATTTAGAGTTTGAGATATTTTTCAATGTTGAGTATTTAAATTTAGCTGCTAATAGTGCTAATCAATTTAGTATTCAATATAATAATGAAATGTCACCTGTATTAGTTAACGGTACCATAGTAATGCCTATTAAGAAATAAGGATAAGGTTTATCCTTCTAAGAATTTAAACGATTCGTATGAAGGGGATTATCAAGAGGTTTACGTTAAAGGTCACATGGTGGAGACCTCTTTACAAATTCAACCTGAGTACACAACACCTTTAGAAGACGCGAAAGAATCTATCGGTGTTGGTGTAGAAATAAGTGGTTTTAATCCGTTAAGGGATGTGGAATATTTTGTAGTAGATAGTAAGACCAATAAATTATATGAATATGATAAGTTCATAGAAGCTATAAGTCTTAGGTAGTATTATATGAGTCGAAAAGCTTATAATAAAATAATTAAACAATTGGAGAAGAAATGTTAAAAGAGTTAATGAAAGAAATTTTAAAAGAAGAACTGGTAACAAAACCAAAAGTGGAAGCACCTTTGACACCTACAAGAAAAGCAATTGTAATCTTGCAGCGTGGTTGGATTGTTGTTGGTGATCTTGAGAAAGGGAGAGTTGAGTCACTAGTTCTTAACGCTTCTGTAATTAGAAGATGGGGAACAAAAAAGGGTATTGGCGAGCTTGCACTTGAGGGACCACAACCTGAAACAAAGCTAGATGAGTGCGGAACCGTTAGATTCAACAACGGTTCAGAAGTTTGCACTATTGATTGTGTGAGTGAAAAATGGAATTAGAGAACAGTCAAATCGTCATTAATCTTGGTAACGACGGCTACGGCGACGGCTACGGTAACGGCTACGGCGACGGCTACGGCGACGGCTACGGTAACGGCTACGGCGACGGCTACGGTAACGGCTACGGCGACGGCTACGGTAACGGCTACGGCTACGGCTACGGCGACGGCTACGGTAAC